CTACTTTCAAACGAATGAGGATGTGGTTATTTGGTGGTCTGTGAAATTATTTTCACGGTTGTATTTAACACGAAAGCGCCTTTCTATTTTAGGTCATGGTGCTGTATCTTGGAGGATTGATACCATGATGTTTTGGGCTTGACCTCAGTTGTACTCGTTGTCACGGGCGAATTGTCGTAATCCTCGTCGAGATAATAGTCGTGACTAGTATCCAAACGATTAGTGTCGAATTGGCCGTAACCTTGATCGAGTAACGCTTGGGTCGAAGCTGATCCACGAGAACTGGTCAGTGACGCTGGGTTCTTGGTGAATTGGGCTTTCGTGTTGGTTGGTTGTCAACCTTGAAGCATCTGGTGCGCGATATTCAGTCCTTGGCGCGCATTAGCCACGTGTTTTACTCCCTCAATGAGCACTGGTGCAGCAGTGGTTGCCACATGGGACATTGAAGCGAGTGAGTCTTTAACCGAAGACATAAATGATTTGGTATTTTGTTCAACGCTGGTTGTTGGCTGGACGGTGCTGTTTGCTGAGCCGACAGCTGCCATTCCTAACGGGTCAGGATTGGTGCGTGTAAACCCAGGCAAATTAGGTCCAACGGCCTCATAATGGCCTATAAAATCGAATTCAAATGATTGTTGAGGCGTCGCCCCACTGACAAACATCAGCAAGGATGGTCCGCTGACCATGCGCCTTGGGTAGACCCCAAGCAATACGTCGTCAAATTCACCATAAGACAAGTCCTGTGGTGTTGATGGTTTGTAGACGGCCGCATGCCACTGTCTATCGACAGTTACGGTAGAGGTTTCTTTATTCCTCGTGAGGTCTGCTTGTGGCACAAATTGTGGTCCTGTGATATTGGATTCGATTAATGGCAAATTGAGTGGCGAACGGTACACGAACACCCTTCCTCCGCGGTTAAATTCAGAACTAACGTATCTTATTTTCAGGCCTACACCTACTGGTCGTATGTGTATCCCGCTTCCTGGTTTATTGATGTTAATTGCGAATTGGTTAAGCGATAGAGGTGAGTCTGGCCAAGTGGCGACTACACCTGGTTCTAAAGTGTAACCTGGAACGGAGGACCGGTAGTCCGAGTACCCATATGTGCCGTCAGTGGATATTACTGCTGCAAACAAGTTGCTGCCTGTTCCTTGAGTGGAGGCGGCGAACGGGTTCGCGGCAACGTACCCACAGCCGGCTGTGCCTATTGTAAATGTGCCTCTGGCCCTC